TTTCTTCTTTAGCTTTAGCTTTTTCAGCATCTGCAATTACTTTAGCTGCTGCTTTTTCTTCTTTAGCTTTAGCTTTTTCAGCATCTGCAATTACTTTAGCTGCTGCTTTTTCAGCTTTCTCTGCTGCACCTGCGTTTGCAACTGTTTCAGTAAAGTCTTTATTACCTGCTAAGATAAGACCAGCAATTTTTTCAGTAAGATCTTCTTTTCTAATCATTTGAACTACACGAACAAAACCTTCTTGTTCAGCAATAGTTTCAATTGTTTTATCAGAAAGAGAATCTGTTTTACCATTTTTAAAACTGTTTACAGCTGTACCATTAGATAGGCTGTACTGAGATACAATACTTGTTGTAATAGCATCTCTAAATGCAAGTAAATCAAAAGAACATTCTGGTCTTTCTGGAGCTACTGCATATACTTTAGCAACTTTTTCTTTTGAAACTTTAACTGCGGCTTCTGCTGCAACTGGAGGAACAGCATCTTCTGCAAGTGTTTCAGTGTTAGCTGAAATATCTAAATTGTCAGCAACTGGTGCTTGTGTTGCAACTGGCTCTGATGCGATAGTTGGAGCTACTTCTGCAACTGCTTCTACTGCTACTGGAGCTTCTATTGATGGAGCCATTGCTGCCTCTATATTAATCATTGGTGCCACTGGAGCTACCTCGGCTACTACTGGTGCTACTACTGCTGCTGCGTCTACTGATGGTGCTACTGTTGTGTTTGTGTTAGTATTTGTGTTCATAATTTTTCCTGTGTCCCTATAGGGCTCTTGTTTAGTTTTCGATCAGAGATTTCTCTCAACTCCAGTTTGTTCGAGTGTCTCAACTTCTATATTTATTTAAAGATTACCATTAAGTGCTTCATCTCTATGATGCTCTCTTATATCAGAACGTCTTTGTGATGAAATACCATATGGTATTACTATTTGTAAATCTGTTTCATCACCAACATGTAGCATCATTGTATCAAATAATGTCGTTGGTAATTCTATACTTAATTCGTCTTTTTCAAAACAAATAAACTTTGGTGTTATATTTACTACTGTAAACTTACTCACTACTTACCGTTATTCCAAGGTGCTGGATTAGACCAGTGCCCTGGGTTCGCACTATGAAAATCATCATATCTACTTGCCATTTGCAACTCCTTCTTTAAGTTTATCTAATTTAATTTTAAGTCTTAAAATATCATCATCACTAAAATGATAAGCACTTAAGAATTTTTCCACTTCAATAAATGTATCAAATAAATGTTCATCTGCTTGAGGTTCATCATCTACCATACATCCACCACTCATACAAGTGGCTTGGTCTTCATCATACACACATACAAAATAACCGTTTTCACGTTCATTAACTATATAATAATAATTTTGTTTCTCTTGAAATGTAGCCACAAATGGTGTACTAAAATAACATTTCTTTCCTTTAAATAAAGGAACTTGATCTTCTTCTAGATACGTTTTAAACATTAGTTTTTCCTAATGGTTCTACATGTTTTAAAAAGAAACTTGTAGATATTTTATGATCACCAAAATTTCTACCACTAATCCATACTCGATTAAAACTTATATCATTTGGTTCACCATCTTCATTTACTGAAGTAGGAATTCTTTTTCCATCAATATATAAAGTTCCAAATGTCATATCTTCTAATCCCATCTGTCCATTAGAAACAGATACATTCTTAATATTATGTTTTGCACAATACCAATCAGAAGTATCAGAATCAATACGATCAGAACTTATTGTTCTTTCCCATGTTTCATCCAGCTCTTTTAATTTAAAAACTTCTGCATCCTCTTCAGTCATAAAAAATGTTTCATCAACATCTTGATAATTAATCAGAATATCTTTAAATGATTCATCATCTATGTGCTCATACAAGCCTTTAATTTCATCATCTTTATCAACGTAAAAATCACTTTTTAAAAAGTTTCTAAAACTCCATTGAAATGAACTTCTACTAGCTAATTCTAAATCAATAAGTTCGTAATAATTACACATAAAATTAGAAAAATCATCTTTATCTAATTCATCACCATCTTCTAATTTAGCAACTGCCCAACTTGGAAAATCTTCAACTTTTTTAAAAATATCAAACTCATTTTTATTGAACTTATCCTTGTATTTTAAATACATTTCTAAGTCTTCCATTGATAATTGCCTAACATCAGATTCATGAATACTAAATTCATTTTCTAATATACAATATATCTCACTAGCCGTATTACCGTGCCACTCTAAAAATATATCAATAACTTTTGATTTACCTACCTGTTCTGAAATCAAACGAATACATTCATCATTTGAATTATCAATAAGTTCCCCTAATTCATCATTACCTAATTCTTTAATTATATCTAATTCATTACTTATAATGAATCGAATAACATGTTGATCAAACTTTACATCATCTGAATTATCTTCTGAAAATGTATATCCTGCTTTATTTAAAACAAGAATAGTTTGTAAATTCATAAGTACATCTTTAATAATGCGGTTGCTGCTTGCATAGGTATTTCAAAAAGTTTTTTATCACCTTCTTCTAAACTATATCCAACTGCTGCACAATATTGTTCAAAAGCTGATTTTAATTCAATCTTATCAAGACCTTCAATTTCTGCTATCTGTTCATATGCTTTCATTTTTTTTACCTTGTTTATCTAATCTTTTTTGAATTAAATCTTTTCTTTTAGTTGATTCCAAATCTGCTTCAATAAGCATTATTGTACCTTTTACATTTTCAATGTAATGTTTATATGCTGTCTTCATAACTGATTCATCATCAATCTTATCAGATGAACTTTTAATACTTACTAAATGTTTATTCAGTAAGTATATTAATAGTTTTAGTTTTAACTGTTTCACGCTTTTTCCGAAGCACTTTCATTAAAAGTGTATCCACTTTGGATAGCTGTTTGAATTATTTGCAAATTCATATTATATATCTCCTTTATATGTTTATTTGTATATCTTTTAATGATATATATGAACTTGTTGTATTGTGTTTAATTCTAATAAGTTTTATATTATTTAAATCACAATATTGATCTTTTATCAAGTCGTTTATTTGAGTTTTTTTAAATTGTATTTCTCCTCCAAATCTTTCACTTGATTGAAAATGTTGTCTTCCATCAAATTCTATACATATATTATGATCAGGTAAATAAAAATCAAAAGGTAAAGTAAGAATATTTTTACAATCTTTAAATTTAAAATTAAAATTAAAATTTATTTTATTTTCAATTAATATTCTTTCAACAACTCTTTCTCCTCGTGACATACTACATTGTTTGCATCCAAAACTTCGTAAATGAGATTTCGGCAATTGTTTAAACATTCCATGTTTTTTACATATAATTTCAACCTCTTTTTTTAAAGATTGAAATTTAACTAAAGAATAATCATATATGTTTCCATGTATTTTAATACTATCATTTATAAAATCTTCTGTTGTTCTTCTATATTTTTTTGAACATTTTGAACAACCTTGTTTATGATGAATATGATCAGCATATGACTTTTCAAAAGTTCCATGTATTGGACATATAATAATCATTTTATTTAAAACTTGAGTAAAAATAGATAGTGAATAATCATATTTATCATTGTATATATATTTTCCTCTTATTTTAAACTCTTCGATTGATACTAATTTTGACATAATAATCCTTTTTAAGACATATTATATCTTATATAACATTATGTGCAGCTGAATTTGCTAATTTATCTACACGATTATTATATATGTTTGACCCATGTCCTTTAACCCAATTAAAATGAATTGTGTGCTTATCTCTAAGTTCATCAAGTTCAATCCAAAGTTCTTTATTTGCAACATCTTTCTTAGCAGCTGTTTTCCAATTCTTAACTTTCCAGTTATGAATCCATTTTTCTAGACCATCTAGAACATATTTAGAATCAGAAAATAAATCTATCTCACATGGTTCTTTAATAGCTTCTAGTCCTTTAATAACTGCCATAAGTTCCATTTGATTATTAGTAGCGTGTTTAACACCTCCTGAATCTTCTTTTTCATGTTTGCCAAAGACAAGGATAAATCCCCATCCACCTTTACCAGGATTGCCTAGTGCGCTACCATCTGTATGTAACTCAACTTTTTTCATCTATTACATCCTCCAGTTTCTTCAATACAATCAGGATCATGACACTCCGTGCATATTTCAAACTCTTCAAAATTAGAAGGATATTCTTCCATAAGTTCTTTAAGTTTTTCCTCGCTTGGAATTACCAATTTATAATTAATACAAATCGGTTCAATTTCCTTAACAAGTTCACTATAAGTATCATAATCTTTTTCAATTGTTAATTCACCAGTGCTACATATTTCAACATAAGCACTGAATGAATCATTAAATTTTCTGATTACAATTTCATACTCTTCTGCTCCGTCTATATAAAAAGCATTACAATAATCATCTTTATCATCAAATTCCTTAGGAAGTATTTTTTGAAACTCATCCCAATCGTTATAGTTAATACCACCGAATTTTTTGAATCCTTCTTCAAACAATTTGATGTCTTGTAATGTTTCACATTCGATCCACATTGTAAAATAACCTTCATCATCATCTTCGCATTCATATTCTGTGCCTATATGTTCGTCGTAATATGCTAGAATAGCTGTTCTATTCTTACTTGGAATATATCCGTTATCATAAGTCATGTTTTACCTTTACTAATTTTAAAGTCTTTAGATCAAATGTAGTATCTGATTTTTTAACTTTTTTTTTACTAATAGATTTGGCCAATTTTTCCTTTGGCCATCTATCCATTGTATCGTTTGTGTATAAACCTGAACCTGCATCATACATCAAATGTTCCTTGTTTCTTTTTTATTACCTTTTTAGGGATAATCTGTTTACCAGCTGCTTTCAACTTTTCAACCGTATTTGGAAATAATATTCCTTTAACTGGCTTATACGCACTTTCTGGAATAGTGCTTTGACTTGAATGAATTTTATTTTTCATCAAAATTTTTAATGAAATCTTGTAATTCCATAACTTTTGTTTTATGTTTACCTATTCTTTTATAAAGAACCACATTAATAGTTGATCCTGACAATCTTTGAACACCATGAACATGATATCTTTTTTTACCAGTCTTTATATCTTTAACTTCTAATCTTTCAAGTAGAATTTTATTTAAAATATCACCGTTCATTATTTATAATCTCCGTTTTTAAAATTCTTAATACAAATTAAAATTCCAGCTTTAGAAGTTTTTGTACCTTTTGTTTGTAAAAGATTTTTTAAAAGTTTTAAATTATACCAACTAATGATAGGTGAAAGTGAAAGCTCTTCTGTTTCATCATTCTTTAACGCTAGTTCAGCTTCCTCACCAAGATGAAGATTATTAGCATCTTCATCTATTCCATAAACTCCCATTTCAAATGTAGATGTATATATTAAATCACAAATATCTTCATTTGATGGATCCCATGATGGATCCATTTCTTCACATATATTAATAAACTCATTTTCTAAATTCTTAACTACAATTTCTTTCACTACAATTTCTTTCACTACAATTTCTTTCACTACAATTTCTTTCACTACAATTTCTTTCACTACAATTTCCTCTAATAAATCTAATTTTTCAAGAACACGTTGGACTGCGCCTTCACCATTATCACGATCATAACCTCCAGTACGAAGTTCATCAGAACTTAAATCAATTTTCATAATTCGACCTTTTAAATAGTCAAAGTAATCTTGTTCTTTTAAAAGTTCAGCTGCTTCAGCTGTAGTCATGTCTTCAGGGGTAAAATGTAATATGCCCATACCAAGTGGTTGTGATGCATTATATAATGCTGCTAAAATCTCTGGTTTCTTATCTGCGTTAATTTTTAATGTTGCCATTTTTTTTCCTTAAAATGTATCGCGTAGTTCGATATCTAATTTTTTAGCCATTCGAATAAATTCACTTGGCAGTCCCTAAATCACTTGCTATGTAATCTTCACATAACTCGCTTCTACTAGGCTTAAACTTATCAATCATACTAATGCGTTGCCCAAAGATTTCGTACTTTCTATAGTCGTCTTGATCTAACAATATTGCAAATTTCCATTCAGGAAATTCTTTTAAATAAACCAACATATTGAACTATCATTAAATTCAAATAAAAAATATCCTGACCCATATTAGACCTTAGTACAAGTGAATGGTACCATACTAATTATCTGCTTTAGATAATTTTTATTTCTTTTCTTTAGTGGACGCTTATGAATAAGCGTCCTTAGATATAGCGAATGTTTTTTTTTAAAATAAACATCGTTGCATATGTGTCACACGCTTTAGGAGTAAGTCTTAAATCTTTTTTCATCCTAGTAATAGCTAAATCTTCTAATTCAATAACACTTGTTTTACTAGCCTCATATGTCGCAAGTAATTCTTTTAACAATTTACTCTTTAATAAAGTTCCACCTTTATATATAAAACCTCGACCTGTATCTTTTTTCAATGCATCAAGACAATCATTAAACCTTTTATTTGAATGATTCTCTTTTAACTGTTTAGTCTGAGTACTGTACATATTTTGTATCTCTTTGTACACTTCTCTTTCTATTTTAAGAATATGGCCTCTTGGTGCTGGACCCATTTCTACTTTAACGTTTTCTAATATCTTTAAAGCTTTTTTATCTGAAACAAGGTGTCTTAGATATCCATCTTCTAAAGCTTTTTTAATATATTTAGTTCCTGTTAAAAAATCAAATATTTCTATATTTGATCTTAGTGATTCAACTGAGCTATTATATTTTATAGCTCCTTCACCACCCAAGTGAGTTCCACATATTCCATTTCTCATAACACTGGTCATAAACCCTTCATCTATCATATTATTCCTTATTTATTTTCTTATTTTTACCATTTTACTAGTAAAATTGTAATTTCCTAATACTTCAACTAATTCATCCATTTTAAAGTTTGAATCATCAAGTACTTTCTCATTTATCTTATCAAAATTTACATCTATCTTTTTATCACTTGTTATTAAAATATACATTTCATTAATGGTATGACCTGTATTGTTATTAACAACAATATATTTCGAATTATTTGGATAACTATTTGTAACTACATTATGTGCAATTACTCCTACTTTTCCAGTATCTTCAACTGTTAAAAGTGTTCTGTATTTCTGATGACTACTAAACTTAAAAATTAATCTTTGTCCATTGTGTAATACTTTAGGAACAACTAATCTTGAATCACCGTCTTGTCTTGATAATAAGTCAGAAACATCATTATTAGATAGCATAACTGAGCAATCTTTATTTGATGATATATAATAACTATTACTTTGTCTATATATATTTAAAGATGCATTATAACCTAAAAAGTTATACATCTGTTTACCGAATTTAGTATTATTTAAATAACTAATTTCACCTTCAACTTTAGTACATGAAGCTAACGCTCTTGCACCTTTAATGTTAAGATACTCTACTTTAGAATACCAAACATCATCAAGTTTTTCAATTTTTATAATATTCGAACCGTTTAAAGTAAGACTTGAAATAGCTGAAATATTTGAACTACTTTCGTGAACTGCATTAGAATCATCATATGATTTAAATTCTGATTCTATGTGAACACTAATCGTTTCAATAATTTCTTTTCTTGCTATATTTATAGCCTCTTGTCTTTTTGGACTTTCACCAAAACCAGTAAGAACATTAACATTCGAATTAGTAACTTTTAAGAACCACTCAGGTTGAGTAGCACCAAAAGCACTTAATTCTAAACACATTATGATAGCCAGTATAACTCTTTTCATAACTTATCCCTTTAATTTAAAATTTACTTAGACCAATTAAATATTTAGCTTCTATTTGGTCTAATGTAATGTTTGGCTTATTGTCAATAACTATACGTTTAGCATAGCTTCCTGCAATAGCATACTTATCTGCTACATCATAATATCTTTCAATGACTTCAAGCTTTGAGGCTTCATAATCAAATCCCGAATTATATCCTGTAACTTTAACCCACATACGAGCACCATACTTATGAATAAATTGATAATCATGTGTATTAAATCTTAATGGGATATCTAGGCCCAAATCTTTAATTTCTGAATCAATATAAAATCTTGCATTAACAACACCCGCATCGTTTAATTCAAAATCTTTTAATTTAACTCCAATTGGATTAATAGCGGATTTTGCTATATATCCTCTGATTGCGAAATTTCTTGAATCGACCGGAGCTGAATCACTATTACCAAATGCATAATGAAAATTAACATATTTCATATCAATCATAAATTTAGTATTTGATACTTTTGGGGTACTTCTTCTAACACCAGACTTTTCACCTTTGCGAACTCTGATTTTAGCAGCTGTTGTTTTGATATTCATTGATTGAATTTTTTCAACTACATCATCAAATGTATATAAACCATCTAAAGATTTAAATTCTAAACCTTTTGATGTGTTCTTTACAACTAGTCCAAAATGCTTGCAATCTACTTTATTACGTTCATCTTGGTCTTTTGTTTCAACCATATAAGTTGTTAGCCCGATAAGCTTATGATTATCCAACCATACTCTTCTTGCACTAATTTTCTTATACAGCCTTCGATGCTTTAAAGTTCGTACTACTTCATCTTCTGTTGGAAATCTCCAAAGCTTTTTAATAGTACTAAGACTCTTATCTGATTTAACTTCACCTTGTGATGCTAATTCCATAAGTTCATTTGCTTCAACTAGACCAATGTTATTAACATTGCACCAATCATTTGCAGCTTTAAGTCTATCAATTTGCCATCTCATACCACTAATAATTTCTGTAATTCCATAAAATTTATCATATGGTTCGTGATGATCATAAGATATTCTAACATTTGGTGGTTCTTTAAAAGTCTCCATATCATTTATTAAAACACTTAAATGTTTTTTTAAATTACTTCGATACTCTCGAACTATATAATTAACCGCTGCTGAATTATCGAAATTGTTATTTACGAAAGATTTTACTCTTTCTAGTTCCTCTTCAATAATACTAATAGTTTTATTCATTGTATTGTTACCTGTATTTGTATTCATCTTAATTTCCTTTGCTTTATAAAGCACTTTTGTAATTATCCTCGCCTTCTGCGATACATGTTTCTATTATACGTTTTCTATTTTTTCCTGCTAGTGATTGTATAAATTTAGCAGCAGCTGTTGTGATCTTAGATGCTTCTTTAGGAGAACCATCTGTAAATGTAATTTCTTCTAAAACATCTTCTGCTGGTACACTCCACTCTTTTGACAATCTTAATATATGATCATGGTCTCTAGTTTCGAGATCTTCTAGTTTCATTGTTAAAGATCTATGTCTTTTAAAACCAGTATTCTTAGTAACCTGTACCATTATATAATGATATAGTTCACTAACATCTTTAATTTCAATTTTCTGCTCTCCTGTTGAGTGCTTACTTTTAAAATATGTAGTACCATCTGTTTCGATATTTCTATCAAATATTGTGAATGTAATTTCACGACCTGAAAATTTAATATCTAAATCTTCATCTTTTAATATACAGCGTATAATATACGCTGATTTAGCTAAATTAACCATAATGATTCCGTTGCTGTAAAGATTGAAAAAGTTTGAAAAGTTTCTACTATATCAGATTTACTTCTTTTTCTTTCTCTATAAATTTCAAACTCTTTAGACATTAAATCACCTTCTTCTGTGATTACTACTATTTCTTGTTCATTTAACTGATTTAAAATCAACTCTGCTAATTCTTCTTCTTTAGATATTAAATCACATTCTTCTGTTACTATTTTAGTCATTATGACTCCTTTTTTAATTTACAATTCTATTATATCGTCGTCGATATAATCACCACTTCTCTTTGATTCCGTTGTATACTTACGCGGCAAAAATCATCTGCTTTAGTACATATATAATTTTACCATCTATACAATGAGTATTTATTACACTCCAGTATCCATCTTTAACTAACTTATTTGCTTCTTCTAATAATTCTTCACGTAACATTATTTAATACCTTTAATATTTTTAACATAGAAATAACAATGTTATTTCCCTAATGTTTAAATAAAATTTAGCTTTTCTCTATAAGCTAATTTTAAATCCTGAGCAATAATATTTTATGCTCTTTATGTACCTCTTTCTGGGCTTTGTACGTCTTCCCAATATAGTTATTTCTATGGTAACTTTATTAATTTCTCAATTAAAAAATGCGGAAAAATGCATCTTTTCTTGAAATTAAAGACAAGAAAAGATATAAAGGTTATCCCTTTATATCAAATATCTTACCAAATCCTTTGGGTTCTGGTAAGCCTAAAGCTTCTTTTAGTTCTTCATCTATCATCATACGATCCATTTTCATTTTCATCGTATTCAATTTCTTAGTATATAATTGTATACCTTCAGTTAAAACGGTAAGAGATTTTATATTTTCTTGCTTCTCACTGTTTAATATATCAACAGTTTCTAATAAAGCATTGTGCTTTTCAACCATTTTTTTACGGTCATCTAAGCACTTTTTCTTCTCTTCTGTCAAGAAACATTGACTCAATTTTAGCTGAGTTACAGCATCTAATAGTTGATAAACGTATTGTATATCAACATATTCTTTTGTGATTCCTTGCTCTTTTGCTTCGGTTACTGCTTCAATTACTTGCTCTAATGATTTTTTCTTAGACATATTAATGTCCTCCATAATTAAAAAATAACTTCGATCTTCTGATGTTATTTTATTGTTCTGTATTGTTGTTGGTTTACACCATGCTAATACACTATTTTTTCCAGTCATTACTGACCTCTTTGTTTTATCTAATGTATTAATTTCTATGGTAACTGTTTGTATTTCTCCGAAAAAAGCCACAAGAAAGGACCCAAAAAAGGTCCTAATATTACAAAATATTTTGTAAATCTTCAGTTAAATATATCTTAAATAGTTTTTTAAGATTTTCAGATCCTGAATTTTGTATAATACTTTTGTAATAATCTAATAGTTTAGATTTATTATCCATTGATGCATCTAATAGGTTTAGCATATCACTGAACTTATTTTTCTTCTTTTCATTGGTAATTGTATCTTCTATATCAGTCATCATTGTGTTAAATGATTGATATTGCTTTTGAGAATTTTCTATTTGATCGCATATTTTTTGTTGAGTGTTATCACTTAACTGTTCTAATGCATCATGTAGTCCTTCCACATTTTCCTTTTCTAAATACTCTTTCATATAAATATATGGTAATGTATTCATTACAAATCTTGCTATATTCTTTACAAAAGCAAGTTTTATACGATATGGTTCGTTTTCGATATCAGCAATGTCGATAGCTAAGTACATGTTTAAATCTTCAACCATTTTTTTAATGTAATCATTAAAAAAGTTATTAAATTCAGTCTTATACATATTATCAAGATCTTCTTCGAATACTAACCAATTAAAGCCACGTATTTGAAATTTTGATATTTGATCTACTACGTCCTGCATATAATATAAATTACTTTCTTCTTGTTCATTATTGATTGTTAATCCGTCTACCGGTTGTTTTACTTTTAACATTTCTAGCCCTTATTGTCTTACAATTTCTTATACTTACTATTTCTATCTTAACTTTAAATTATCTTTAAAGATCAAAATAAAACTTTACTGTACTGGCATTAGCTACTATTTATTAATATGTATTCGCTTTAATGATATATGCATCAGTAATTTTTTCGTCTGTTGTTAGCATATCAATTTGATACTAAGTATCTATTAATACGCTTTCACGTATCAATTTGACCCGCTTTCAAAATCCTTACTTATCCGCTCCTCGAAATTAATCGATTTACATCCTAGTCTTGTTTTATTAATCTATTTATTTCTATGGTAACTAATGGTATTTCCCAGAGTTACCATAGAAATAACATATAAAAATCCATAAGAAAGAGTATTTATACTTTTTATTTTATCTTTTTATTTTATCTTTTTATTTTATTATCTAAAAAGATAACGATCTTTTAGGGTAGAAAAATAAGTTACCATAGAAATCTTTTACTTTTATTTCTATGGTAACTTTTCTACCCTAAAAGATCGCAACTTCTACCCTAAAAGATCATAATTTCTATCCTTGTCGCTATTTAAATTTAACATAGAAATTATATCTATAAATAAATTTACTAGAACAAATGTATAGTAATTCAAAAACCAAAAAGGTAAAAAATGCGCAAAAAAGAATATAACGTTAAGATTCCGGTTATAAGTATAACAACTAGTAATGAAGTAATCAAACAAGAAACAATTGTTATACAAGAGCACGATGCTCTTGTTAAATATAAAATGTTAAGTATTAATAATTTCGGAGAAGGTACTGTCCACTGTCCTGGTTATTTTAATAACAAAACTAATTTTATTATAGGTGAACAGAATTCCTTATTATCTGTTAATCGTAAAGTTGAGGTACTTGTAAAAAATACTTCTGAATTAATTGATTCAGATATGTATATGCTTTATCCTATTCCATGTTTTAGCATGGAACAAAGTTTAATTTTAGACTATACAACCAAAGAAGGAACTACTTATGAAATTCCTTTAACTTTCGAATTAGGAAAATTATTTGGTAGATTTTTAGTGAATGATAATATTCAATTTGATGGTATACCAGACGGGTTTATAAACTTATTTGTAAATCGTAAAAATGGTACTTCGCTTAATAAGAATTTACTTATTAATTCTAATGCTGATTTTGTGTTAGGTATACTACAAGGGTATTATAAAGAAGTAGGTGAAAGAGGATTTTATATATTACCAAATGTTAATATATATACTATAAGTACTATTCTAAATTATCTTGGATCAAGTTATTCTATTAGAAATTCTAAGAATAACTCAAAGAAAGTTTATATGCAATTGCCTACAATTTTTAAAGATAGATGTGGTCCGTTATTTTATAAAAAAGATCAATTTGTAGTTACATCTGCTGGTCTTGTAAAAGTATCACATTTCGGTGATCATGAATCATATATGTTAGAATCTAAAAATGATTTAGAAGAAAAGATTAATTTAGGTACAATTTTAGCTATTCCATATAATTCTATAAGCTTTGTAGAAAGTCTTGATAATAGAGTATATGATTTAACTGCTGAACGAGGTGATGCTACAAATTATGCTATGAACTTTACACCGTTTTTAAAAAATTCAGATGGTGATATTTTAGCGGCTTCTGGTATTTTTACAAAAGAAGGTTTAGCTGATGCTCAAGTATTTAGTCCTGATTCGAAAGAATATTACAAAGATTTAAACGAAGGTAAAATCAATCAGTGGATTGCTGATGATGCGATTCTTGGTCTATATAACTCAACAAAATAAATAACAATAATAAGGTTCAATAATGAATACAACAATAATAAATGAAACAACAAACGGACAGGTTTTCTCAACAGCACCATCTTTAAATGGTTCTGTTAATTGGAAAGATAGAATTAAAGTAAACGACATCAGGGAATACTGGTTATCTTCAGTTGGAAAAGAACTTCTTCAAGAAGATGAAACTGTTCGTATTACTGCTGTTCTCCCATGGGAAAAGAATGGTAAGCTTGTAGATAGTCAAATTACTATACATGAACAAGTTAGAAGTGCGGATGAATTTATCGCACTTATGGAAAAGAAGTATGCTGGTATTAGAGACAATGAATGGAAACGTTTAGTTGGTTGGTCTATGTCTTCTGCAACATTCCAATATCAAACTCCAGGTGCGGATGGGAAACCAATTGCTCCTAGTAAGAGTTCAGTAAGAACTCTTGAGAGTTTTGTTATAGATATGGATGCTCATACTGAAAAAGAAAAGGGCTCTAGGTTTCATTTCAACTCATATAATGATAATTCAAGAAGATTAATTGCTGCGATTGCCGTTAATAAAATAAACAAAATATTTAAAACACTTAATATGGATTTAATTCTAAAGCCATTAAAAGCATATGCTACTGGTGGTGGTTTACAATTCATTGTAAAATTTACTCGTCCTATTTTAGCAAACGAAGCTGATAAAATATTCTTACATATTAAGTCTGCTGCTAAAACAATGAAAGATCGTATTAATATTTACGGTCTTGATGCTTTATCTAATATAGAAACTTGTTTCTTGGACTTTGATGTTTCATCAACGGATATTGCACATACACAACGTGTTTCTGGTACAGTTAATCCTAAAAGTGGATACCTCGGAAGTTTTGCTGAAGAGATTCGTGATTTATATGATGAATCTAAGATAGATGCAGCTAAGGCTGAAATGCTTGAAGCATTAGATGATAGCGTTTTTCAAGATGAGACTATTGATGGTCTTAGAAAATTTTATCATGCTCAAGTAGTTAAATTTAAAGAATTATTTAAAGATCGTAAAGTACAAGATGAAAAAGGTAATAATAAATTAGACGCGTTTGGTAATACTATTCCAATTTCATGGGATATAGTTCCTGATGCTGTAATGCATAGTGCTACTATATTAAAGCATGTTGATGATACATTTAGAGATGGTGATAAATCACTTTGGGCCAATTATCAAGATTATGATATACTTAAAGATGTTTCTAGTGCTGATCAAGCTAAATTTATGGGAAGCTTTCTTAATATAAATGAAGCTGCTACAACTGCTAGATATGTTTCTTATCATTGTCCATTTCACCCAGAACAAGATCCAAGTTTTGCAATATACACCAATGCTGACGCACCTGTTGCATATGCAAAAGACTTTCATGATGGTGGTGAAATTTATAATGCTATTACTTTTCTTATGGCACTTCAAAAGATTACACGTACAGAAGCAATACATAAATTTGCTTTAGCTTTTGGTATTCAATTAAAAGCTGCGGTTCGTAAAGAATTTGGTAAAGAAGAAACAAGTAACGAAGTTATGAAACTAATTAGTGAAATAGATACTGAAAATTTTGTATACTATCGTTTAGCTAATAAGAACAGAGCTTGTATTATTAGAGAATTTGAACAAGGTGAAGCTTATACATTTGATGGAACTAAAATGATGTCAGATCATATCTTACTTCATCAACTTGGTAAAGTTGGAGCAGATAAAGAACTTAGAGCAGTATTCCATGAGAAGTTTGAAGAACGGGTTTTAATTAATGCATTTGAAGAATTTAATCCGGGTAAGCCACATCAGTACACAAAAGGTTTTATTAAATATATTAACCTTTGGATTCCAGGTAAAGCCTATTTAAAAATACATGAAATGTCTGAAGTAATTGATCAAATGGATATTAAAAGTGCATTAGGTCTTATTAAAAATAGACTTCCTGTTATGGATTTTTATTTACATCAGATTACACAAAAGGGTTCAATTGAATATCTAATTAACTGGTTAATTAACACTGCACACTTTAATCGTATGAGTACTCTTCCTGTTATTACTACAGTTCAAGGTACAGGTAAAGGTGTATTTGTAACTAATGTTCTTGAGCATTACTTAAATCATAAATATGTTAATGTTGTTACATCTGAAAAGATTTCAAGTAACTTCAATGCATTTATGGAACAAAGTTCTTTAATCGTTCTTGATGAAGGTGATTTTTCTAAATCACATGAAGTTGATAATCTTAAACTTCTTACTGGTAATGAATTTATTCAGGTTGAAAAGAAAGGTATTGATTCGCAAAAAATGCGTAGACATTTTAATTTATTAATGCTTACAAATGGAGAAACACCTTTAATTCATCCATCTAATGATAGACGTATGACATACTTTCGTGGTGATGTTACTCTACTTGATTCTATTGAGCATGCTGGTTTTGATACTATTGATAATTTTATACTTGCTGTTAAAGAAGAAGTAGATGAATTTTGGGCTATTCTTTTAAAGACAACTCCTAAACCTGAATGGAATAATGCTAATCTTAAAGACAATCAATTTAACAAACAAATACTTTTAATGCATCCTTTTGGAAAACTTATTATTAAAATGATTGAAAATGAATGGAATGAGATTAAACTACAAATATCTGAAAACATTGATGATAATGTTGTAATTGCAGCGAATCTTGAAATGGTATCAAATATACAAAAAGCTTTTGAATCAACAGGTACTGTAGATTTAACACTGATTAATAAATACATTAAAAGTTTACCATTTAAATCGTTTGTTTCTGTACAACAATTTATCAAAAGCAATGCTTTACATAAAAATGGTATTGAAATTCAAAATACTGGTACAGCTGTTCTTTTACATATAAACAAGTATAAACTTAAAGAACTTATTAAAATGGAGAACAATCTAGGTAAATTATTTGATTGTTATAATTCAGAGAATCTTGACAATACTCTTAATGATGTAAATTCACATCATGATCTGGATAATGATGGTCATGTTGCTGATATATTAGAAGATGTTGGTTTAGCTCCAATTAATAATACAGATCCATTAAATTTATCTCCGATAGCTCCAGGTGTTCCTGCTGCTCCCTCAACAATCATGCAGTAAGTTTCCTGCGTGATTAACAAATATTTATATATTATCGAAGGACTAGTCAATGTTAAAAGTTTTAAACATAAATAACTTTATTAAAACAAATAAAGTACAAGAAGTAACCAATCGTCAATCCTTTACAAAGGAAGGTAAACCAACGACTGATGGTTTATATTCAGAAACTATTTTTGGTATTACTTCTGATGAGATTAGTACAAATTTTGCTTATATCAATCTTAGTACTTGGATTATACATCCAAGTATATTGGGTTCTTTAACAAAAGTTAGTACTCTTTTCAAAAAAGTTATCTATGGTGATAAAAAAGCCGTTATTGAAAATGGCATGTTAGTAGAATCTGAAAATGGTTCTAGTGGTGTAGGTTTTTTATTCAATTCTTGGAATAAACTAGATTTTAAAAATTACCTCACTGAAAAAAATAAACCTGTTGTAAACTTCTTTCAAACTATTGCAAGAGATGAAGTTTTTATAAATAAATATTTAGTTGTTCCACCAAAGTTTAGAATGTATACACAAAAACATGGTATAACAGTAGAAGATGAAATAACTATGTTTTATAAGAGACTTTTGGGTTTAACAGTAATTGGTTCTGCTGATAATGATCTTATGCAAGCTATTTTAAAAAATTCAAATAAAGATTTAGAAATTCAAAAAGCTGTTATTATTATATATGACTTTTTTCTTTCTAAATTAGAAAAGAAAGAAGGACAATTTAGAAGTTCTTTAATTTCTAAACGTATTGATAATAATGTTAGATTAGTTGCAAATGCTCGACCTGATTTACCTTTCAATTGTGCTGGATTACCTTGGCATGTTCTTTTAAATATATTTGATGCTTTTATAGTTGGAAGTTTAAATAAAAATATATTCTCAGAAGACTATAGTAAAGCATTAGGTGTTGAACAATTTAGTTCATCTAAATTTGGTACACACTTTGATTATATATTTAGAAATGTAGATACATATACGGAAGCTAATCCTGGTAAAAGGGAAATATGGGTTAAAGTTTTAAAAGAAATGTTTGATTATCATCCTGAGTTAAAGGTATTGTTAAAGCGGGATCCTGCTTGGAATAAGGATAGTTATCATGCACTATTTCCTGTTATAATCCCTACTAATTCGTTTCATATTGTAGTTAATTCATTACTATATAAACCACTTGGTGGTGATAGTTTTAATACTAACTTTACAACTGGTGTTAAAGATAATTGTATTTGTCAAGACGAAGATGGGTACATTAGTACTAAATCTGATCAATCTTACTATATAAGAAGTTTAAACTATTTATTTGATAATTTAGGATGATAAGATGTTATACCAAGAAATTTTTTATAATTTAGATAAAGTGTTTGTCGGAAAATCATTAAGAGTATCATCTAACCCAGACAATAAACAAAAAGAATTGGTATATGAAATAACTAAAAGATACCCAATATTAAAAGATGATTTTAAAATTAGATGTTACATAATTAAAAATGGTATACTGATTGATAGTTTACTTTGCAAAAATTGCAAAGTAAACTATGTCAAATTTAATTCTCCATCAAAAGGTTTTGCTACTTATTGTTCTCCAAAATGCGCTAATACATCTGATGAATTTATAGAATCTTCAAAAAAAACATGTATGTTGAAATACGGACACGAATTCAGTTTTGCTAGTCAAGTAATTAAAAATAAAAAGACAAGTACATTAATTAAAAAATTTGATACTTTAAATAGTGAATTTTTAACAGATAAAAATTTTATAATAAAAAATTTTATAATCAATGACTTTTTTAATGCTAAAGAATTTATGTTATATTTTAATTGTAGTCAGGGAACTGCTTATAAAACTATTAATGATTTGAAAATTAATTATAAAAAAAGAAGAGGAAATAGTGAAGCTGAATTTGAGATAATGAAATTTATAGAAGAATCCACTATTCAAGGGGATCGTAGTTTAGGAATTGAATTAGATATTCTATCTAATGATTTCGCAATTGAATATAATGGTTTAATGTTTCATTCTTTTGGTATATCAAAATATACAATGTTTAATAATTATGAATTAGAATCAAAAAATAAAAATAAGCATTTATTAAAAACAAAAATTGTTGAATCTAATAATTTACAATTATTTCATATATTTGAGAATGAATGGAATAATAAGAAAGAAATATGGAAAAGTGTAATTAATTCAAAAATGGGAAGAACTACTAAAATATTTGCAAGAAAATGTATAATAAAAGAAGTAGATTCTAAAACTTCAAAATGGTTTTTGGATAATAATCATTTACAAGGCAATAGATATTCTAAAATCAATTATGGTCTTTATTATAATGATGAATTAGTTAGCTTAATGACATTTGGTTCACCAAATAATTCAAAATCTTTTGAGTATGAATTAATAAGATTTTGTTCAAAATTAAATTATACTATTGTCGGTGGAGCTTCAAAATTATTAAAACATTTTGAAAAGATAATTAAACCTAAAAGTTTAGTAACATATGCGAATAAAAGATGGAGTTTAGGAAATCTTTATAAAACCATTGGGTTTACATTTTCACATGAATCTAATCCAAATTATTTTTATTTCAAAGAAGACGATGATATTTTATTTTCAAGAAATAAATTTCAGAAACATAAATTATCAAAATTATTAGAGAATTTTGATAATAATTTAACGGAGACAATTAATATGTATAATAATAATTATAGAAAAATATATGACAGTGGTAATTTAGTTTTTTATAAGGAATATATAAAATGAAAAAAAATGAACATTTTGATATAATTTTAAAATTCCAAGAAATTTTTCCATTATATAATTATTCAAATGTTAAATATAAAAATTATCATACTAAAGTTGATATAATATGTCCAATTCATGGATTATTTAAACAAAGCCCAAAAGCAATCATAAATCATAAAAATGGATGCGTACATTGTACTAAAAAAATAACAATATTAAATTTTAAAGATAAGTCAAATAATATACATGATAATAAATATGATTATTCAAAAGTTGAATTTATATCATCTACTATTAAAGTTGATATAATATGTCCAATTCATGGATTATTTAAACAAAAAATGACTAATCATATACATTATAATCAAGGTTGTCCAAAATGTTCTTCTACTCATAAATCAAATATAAATTTATTTATCAAACGAGGAAATATAATTCATAATAATAAATATGATTATTCAAATGTTCTTTATATAAATTCAACAACAAAAGTTGATATAATATGTCCAATTCATGGATTATTTAAACAAATGCCTCAATCACATATTAATAAAAAAACTGGTTGTCCTGAATGCAATGAATCAAAAGGCGAAAAAATTATTAATAATTTTTTAATTGATAATAATATAATCTTTAAATCTCAAAAAAAATTTAAAGATTGTAAAAATAAAAATTCTTTACCTTTTGATTTTTATTTAATAGATTATAATATTTTAATAGAATATGATGGAATTCAACATTTCCAACCAGTTGAATATTTTGGTGGTGAATTAAATTTTAAAATTATACAACAAAATGATTTAATAAAAAATAATTATTGTAAAGATAAAAATATAAAACTTATAAGAATACCATATAATTGTGAATTAAATTATAAATTAGAGGAGATCAAAAATGAACTTAAAATTTAATCAGGAGTTTGTATATCCTGAACATACAATTCGACCTATATGGGTTGAACAACGTTTATCTAAATTCTTTACTACTCTAAAGCAAGATACGGATAGAAATTTATCAAGTAAGATGCTTCAAGATGCTATTGTTGATAACTTAGAAGAAAACATACTTCATTCAAAAATTAAAATAAAGAAAGTACTTGATATAAAAGGTATTGAGGTTTTAATTCATAAATTGGATGAAGTTACTGAAAATGGTACTGAGTTTATGTGGTACTATTATTTACTAATGCAGGCAGGTTTTACGTTAAGTTCTGTAATACCAAGCTCTTTTCAACCGGAAGCTTTAGTTTTACCTAAACAATTCGTAAAAGAAAAGAATGAGCTTGTTAAAGTTTATCAAGATTCTAAAAAAACAACTGAAGATGCTTTAAAATTTCAAAAAGCAGTTACTAAAATTGCGGAGAAAGTAAAAGTATATTTTGAAGAAAATAATATTGATGTTGTAGATTTAATGAATTCTGGTGCTAAGGGTAATGTTTCACATATTCAATCATTACTATTGTCTGTAGGTCTAAGTATTAACTCATTTGGTGAAATTAATGATGTTATTGATAATTCTCATTCAGAAGGTATGACACAGACACAATTTTTTAATGGTAGTTCACAAGCAATTCAAGCACTGTATGCTAAAAGTTCCGAGACATCTAAACCTGGATACCTAGGTCGTAAACTAGGTGCAATTACAGAACGTATTAAACTTAGTAAAATGCTAGATTGTGGTACTAAGAATTATTTTGAATTAAAGATTCGTGATAAAGATATGCTAAAATCATTTGAAGGTCGTTATTATAAATCTAAAGCTGGTTTAGAACTTCAAATTGATAAAAATTCAGACATTGTTGGTGATGTTATTAAATTAAGAAGCCCTTTATTTTGTAAAGCAAAAGATGGAATATGTCAACGTTGTTATAATAAACAATACATAGATAGATTACATCTTAAAACTGGAGATAATATTGGTCTAATGGCAAGTACTGGTTTAACTGGAAGTCTAGTTAACTTAACACTAAAAAAATCTCATGTTGGGGTTGGATTAGATAAAGCAAATGTTGATTTTAGAGAAGAAATTAAATCCTTATATTAAGGATTTAATTTAAATTCCTTTTAGTTTTCGGCATATATAACGAGGAGAATTTATGAACCTTAAACAAATTATAAATAAATATAGAAATAAAAAAGGAATTTGGTGGCCATCTTTACAAAAAGATATTGAATTTATAAAACATTTTGACAATATTTATTCTTTTGCAAAAAATGAAAATGTTCAATTTAAAGCATATATAGTAGAACATGATTTAAATTATGATACGTGTAAATGTCCATCGCCTAATTGTAATAATCTTAAAAGATTTAATAAAAATAAAAATAAATTTTTCGTTTATTGTTCAGATGAATGTAAATTAAAAAATGTTGGAAATAATATAAGTAATTCTAAAAAAAACCTATCAAAAGTTGTAAATGAAAATATTCAAACAAAAAGAAGAAATACAAATCTTGAAAAATATGGATACACTGAACAATTTATAGGGTTAAAATCTCAAATAAAAAAAAATATACTTGATAAATATGGAGTAGATAATATTTTTAAAGATAAAGATTTTAAATTATCAAGAAAATCTAAAAATTATAATAATCAAGAATTTAATTTACATTTAGATGAATGGTTAAGTTTTACCAGTGATGACTTTATTAAAAAATTTGGTTCTGAACCATATACTAAAGAAATTGCTAACTATTTTAATATATCATTAGATAGTGTAAGAAATAAATTACAAAAGTTAAATATAAAATATAAAAAACATTCTACATCTTTTGCTGAATCAGAGATAATAGATTTTATAAACAATCCTGATACAATTCAAGGTGATAGAATATTAATTAATAAGGAACTTGATATTTTAGTTCCTAATAATTTTGCAATTGAATATCATGGTTTAATGTTTCATAGTCACGGTATAAGCGATTATTCTATGTTCAATAACCCAATACCTGATATAAATAAACATCTCGTTAAAACTGATTTATGTGAAGATAAAAACATTCAGTTATTTCAAATATTTGAAAATGAATGGCAGATGATTCATCTACAAAATATATGGAAAAGCATTATTAATTCTAAATTAAATAATACAAAAAAAATACATGCAAGAAAATGTGTAGTCAAAGAAGTTGATATCAAAGATTCAAAAATTTTCGAATCGAATAATCATTTGCAAGGAATTGGTAATTCAAGTATTAGATATGGGTTATATTATAAAGATGAACTTGTTAGTTTAATGACTTTTAAAAAAGATGTTAAATACCAATGGGAATTAAATAGGTTTTGTACAAAATTAAATAATACTATAGTTGGTGGCGCAAGTAAACTTTTAAAACATTTTGAACGAACAATTAATCCAAATACATTATTAAGTTATGCAAATAGAAGATGGAGCACAGGAAATTTATATAAAACTATTGGTTTTATTCACTTGCATAATTCATCATCAAATTATTTTTATTTTCATAATGATGATAAATATAATTTAAAATCTAGAGTAAACTTTCAAAAACATAAATTAGAAAATAAACTAAAATTATTTGATAAAACTTTATCTGAAACTAATAATATGTTTAATAATGGATATCGTAAAATTTACGATTCTGGTAATATGGTATTTTTAAAGACATATAACAAATAATTAATAATTAAATCAAAAAGGATTAGGAATGGCTAAGAAAAAAGTAGAAGCAGTAGTTGAAGAAGTGGCTGAAGTGGTTGAAGAAGTAGAAGCAGTAGTTGAAGAAGTGGCTGAAGTAGTTGAAGAAGTGGCTGAAGTAGTTGAAGAAGTGGCTGAAGTAGTTGAAGAAGTTGAAGTAGTTGAAGAAGTAGTTGAAGAAGTTGAAGTAGCTGAAGTTGAGAAAACTTTTAGAGAACTTGGTAATACTGTAGTTGCTCGTAAAAGAGATTTACCTACATTAAAAGTAACATCTTCTGATAATATAGTTCGTTCAGGTTTCACAGTATAGTGAGTGATTTAGTTAGAGTTTAATTTAAAGGATTGGTATGAGTTGGTTTGAAGAACAAAAGCATCATAGAACGATGAAAGAAGCAACTGGTGTAGTATCAGAAGATACTACTGCAGTTGCTTATGTCCCTGCTGTAGAAGCTATTGTTTCATCAGCAGCTGCACCTATTGTAAATCAAAATAGTAATTCTGTTACTATTGATGGAGTTACAACATATGAAACTACTCCTAGTTGGGGTATGACAATATAATTTATAAGCTTAGGCTTATAAATATTCTTGTGTTTAAAATCAAAGAATAATATTTAATTGATCTAACAAATACATATAATAAAAGGACAATTAAATGGAAAAAATAAATAATGTAACATATACTAATCAAAAAGAAACACAAGACATAAAGCAAAATTTATTTCTTGCAAGTAAAGGAATATGTCCTTTATTGGGCAAACGTTTTGCTATTGATAAAATGGTTGCAGATCATCAGCATAAATTAAAAGCTGAACCTTGTACTACTTGGGAAGAGGGGGGTAAAGGTTTAATTCGTGGTACAATCGAATTTAGAGCAAATGCTTTAGAAGGGAAGATTGTTAATAATTGGTCTCGTCTTGGATTAGCTAAAGATTATGACTTACCAACATATCTTAGAAACTTAGCAGATTATTTAGAAAATCCTCCTGCTGCTAAACTTAGTGAGTGCTATGCTTATTATTCAGAAAAACCAAAACGAATTAAAGTTAAGATAAGTGAGTATAAAAGAGTAGCTAAATACTACCTTGAATTACACCCTAGAAAACGAACAATCATTAAAAAACCTGTATATGTAACAGATAAATGGTTAGCTTTGTTACAATTAACAAATGATCATATAGATAAAATAAATTTTGAAAAAGCTGAACGTAAAAGGATAAGACTTGAAAATAAAAATAGATAAGCCTATGGTTTTAGATGGGTTTATAAATAATAAAAAAATATCACCAGATGGAAATTTTACATTTGTACCTGGTGATTATGCAATGGAACAGCAGACAGCTTTGTTAAATGCTAAACAAGATGGAGTATTCGATAACTTATCAAAAAAAAGATTAATCGAAATGGATCTTGAAAATAAAAAAAGAATTGATGAGTATAATAAAATTAATAAATTAAAAATTAATCACATTAGCCTGTTAAAAGGATAATGAAAAAATGTTTTAAAAAAAGATAAATTAGCATTAAAATATCAAAAAGCAGTGAGTGCATATGGTAAATTATGAAAATAAAAATAAATAAACAACTAATATTAATATAGCGGGCTCACAAAGAAATATATTAATAAGAGAAGCTTTAACATTAAATGAGAGGAATTATATATGAATATCGAAATTTTACAAAAAATTAGAAAATTACCACCTTTACCTGAGTCAGTAATTCAAATTGAAAAACTATGGAAAAATCCTGAATCTACAATCATAGATCTATCAAACGTAATAGAAAAGGATGCACTATTGACTGTAGGTATTTTGAAATCTGCTAACTCACCAATTTATGGATTTTCTCGAAAAATAACTTCAATAAAACAAGCAACATCATTATTCGGGATGGCAACAATACGAGGGTTTGCATTATCACATGCAATAAGAAATACATTTCAAATTGATATGTCTCCATATTTAATTTCATTAGATAATTTTAAGGAGTTGATATCAAAACAAAATAAGTTGGCAACATTATGGTGTAAGGGAAAAGACCGTTCAATCATAGATTTAATTACAACTTCATCATTTCTCGTTGAAGTTGGAAGAGTAGTAATTGCGTGTCATTTGAAGAATGAAAAGTTAGTAGATGAATTTCAAAAAAAACTAAAATACAAAAAAAGTGATGTTGCTGAAAAAGAAGTCATGGGAATGAATACTATAGAAGTGACCGCTGAGATTTTCAAGAAGTGGTGTTTAGACATAGATCTTATAGATGTAATATCGCACAGCGATAATCCCAAAGGGTCGATTAAAAATTCAATTCCTGCTGCATACCTAAAGGCAATTCGAGTTGCTATACCAATAACTGGAGTAATTACTGCTGAAAGTAAAAAAGAAGCAAGAGATATTATAAGGTATTATAAATTAGATCTTGAGGGGTTTGAAAGGGCTATATCCGCTTTATGTGATTAGTATTTTGTTAGATATAAATAGAATAAATTAACAGAGGAGAAAATATGGGAATATTTAGTAAGTTTAGAAGAGAAATAAAAGAAACTGTATCAGAAATAAAAGAAACAGTTGAGGAAGTAGTAAGACCAGTAATATGGTCAGTTGAGAAAGTAGTTGATGAAACTAAAGAAGTAGTTGAGAAAGTAGTTGATGAAACTAAAGAAGTAGTTGAGAAAGTAGTTGATGAAACTAAAGAAGTAGTTGATGAAGTAGTTGATGAAACTAAAGAAGTAGTTGAGAAAGTAGTTGATGAAACTAAAGAAGTAGTTGAGAAAGTAGTTGATGAAACTAAAGAAGTAGTTGAGAAAGTAGTTGATGAAACTAAAGAAGTAGTTGAGAAAGTAGTTGATGAAACTAAAGAAGTAGT